GTGCGAGCGTCGTCTTGGCATAGGTCCAGGACGTGAGCGGCTTCGGCTTTCCTTCGCCGACCCAGTACGCCGATCCACCGGACGCCTGCGAAATGAGCGGCGTGCGGAACGGAACCGTCGTAAATCCGGGAATGCCGTTCAGGCCGAACTTGCCGATGATGGTCTGCGGACGCAGCCATTCCAGGAACTCGGCAAACATCCCGCCCTCGGCCGATACCAGTTGCGACGCCCATCCGCTATCGAGCGTATTCGCCGCCGGCACCGCCGCCTTGACCAGCATGCCATGCAGGTAGTCGTCCTGCGGGTAGAGCTTGGCGCAGATGTCTTCCGGCGGCCGCGACATGCGGTAGCCGAGGCCGATGCATCGCACATAGCGTGCGAAGCGGATGCCCTGGTCGAGTTTCGGCGGCTCTTTCTTGAGCTGCAGGACGTTGACGCCAGGACGCGCCGTGCCATTTTCCTTATCTGTCGCATCGACAGACCTCGACGACACAGCTTCCATCCGCTCGAGCTCGCGCATACGCACGAGATCGGCTTCGATGGCCTTCACTTCTGCCTTGAGCGTATCGAACCGCTCAGCCTCAGCCGTGTCCGTCGATCGATTCTCATCGATCGACCTCTGCAGGACGGCCTTCATCTCCTTGCGCTTTTCCGCAAGGGTCGCCTCGAGAGCGGCGATCTGCTCTGCAATCGTCTTCATTGCTGCTCCAGCTATGGGAAAAGTCCGCCGTCACGGCGGTCCACGGGCGTATGACTCCCTCAAGGGAGCCGGGGCCCGCAAAAGAAGAGGCGCCCCGCAGGGCGCCTCAAAGTCCAGCTATGGGATGTTTCGCCTCACGGCGAAATCAGTCGCACCGCGCCTTTCGGCAGTGCGTCGTTCTTTTCGAGTCGAACCAGCGGCACAGCGCCGCGGTACCTGGCGTCAATCGACTTGATGGTCTGGATCTGCGCCTTCTCGTTCGCCGGAATCGTGACTAAGCTGAGCTCAATCACCTCTGTCTCGACGAACCGGATGCCACCGTTGTCCATGAACGAGTATTCGAGTGGCCGAAAGCCGATCGAAACGCCGCGCACCAGCTTTGCCTTGACCGACTGCCAGGCCATGTCGAGCAGATCCTTGAGCGCTCCCGGCTCGGAGATCTTCACGATCTCCGCGGTGAAATCGATCCCGTCCTCAGTTGGTTTCTTGAAAGTCGCGTGACCGACCGGCTGATCCGTCCGGTGCTGCCACAAGAGCGGCAGTGGGTTTTTGAACTTCACACCCATCGGCTCAATGACGTCACTCATCCGATCCGGTTCCGGAGTCGTCGCGATGCCGGTGATGACCCGGGCGTCGTCGTCGACGGACTTCACCTCGAGCACGGAATACATGCGATTCATGGTCTCTCCTAGCCCAGCGCAAACATGCGCAGCGGCGGCTTGTTCTCGATCGGGTCGGTGTTGGCCGCGCCGATCGCCATGGCCAGGGCGACCATCCCGTCGATGCGGCCGGTCGCCTTGCTCTTGTCCAGTTTCTTGTTACCGGCCGGATCCCGGGTTGCGACGGCGTTCTCGGCGCACATATCTAGCACCGGATGTCCGCCGTGCCGGATCTTCGCGTCGAGCAACAACGACTCCAGGGTGTCGAGCGCCGGCGTCATATCCTTGAAGCCCTGGCCGAAGGGTATGAGTGGCAATTCCACCGCCCGCCGGCCGAGTGCCTGTTTCAGCACATCGATCCGCCATCGGTCGAACGGGATGCTTTTCACGTGGAACGTATCGCACAGTTCGACGAGCTGCTCGGCCGCGTAGGCGTAATCGATCGAGGCCCCAGGCGTTGCCGTGATGTAGCCCTCACGAACCCAGAGGTCATACGGTTCGCGGTCCCGGTGTGCGCGCTCCTGGAGGCCCTGCAACGGCGTGTAAAAGTACGGCGCGACGTGAAAGACGCCGTCCTCATCCCGGCCAACCACCACCAGCGCCGTCAGGTCATTGCGGGCTGACAGGTCGACGCCGATGTACACCTCCCGGACCAGGCTGAAGTCCGGCGCACCTGCATTCGCTTCCCAGACCGACCGCGTGACGAACGGGTCGGTCATGTTGACTTGCTGATTCAGGATCAGGTTACGAAATGCCGCCTCCCTCGAGGGCATTCGCTTCGCCCCGTCGGCCTGCTCCATCACGACCTTCGGATTCAGGAAATCCCCAAACGCCGGGTTTGCCGCCTTGATCGCCGCTTTCGTGAACGGATCCCGTTCCGGTGGCGCCGTGTACAGGAACAGTTTCGTCTCCGGGTTCGTCCTGGCGTCGTCGATCAGCACCGACAGCAAATCCGCGGCCTTCGGCGCCTGCGTCGAAATGATCACCGACAAGGGATCGACCTGGGCACCGGATGCGGTCTCGAGCGCCTCGTACAATTCCGACCGCGGTCCCCTTACCTGGCCGAGCTCGTCATGCACCACGAATACCGGCGACAGGCCATAGGCCGTCGAGGCATCCGCCGACAGCGCCCGGTACAGGGTCCCAAGCTCCTGGCAGAACAGCTGCTTCGCCGTGTCCCTGACGGTCACATACCGCAGCAGATCGTGATTCATCCGGACCATCTTCGCGGCCAGCGAGAACAGGATTGCCGCCTGGTCGCGCGACTGTGCGGCCGAGAATAGCTGACTGTTCGGGCGGGCCTCCGGTCCGACCAGGTGCAGGAGCGTCAGAAACGCCGCAAGGGCCGTTTTGCCATTTTTTCGGCCAAACGAAATGATGACTCGCCGGGTCGGCCGATCGTAAATGCCCCGGATGATCTTCTTCTGCCACGCCCGGAGCTTTACCGGCTGCCCGACGAGCGCACCCTCCGGTACGAAACAATGCGATTCGATCCAGGCAATGTTCCGGTTGCCGCGGCCTACCCGGCGGCCGCTTGCCATGGCTTGTGCTCGGCAGCCTTCCGATCGTGCACCGCCGCCTTGTCAGGGACATAGCGGGCCTGCTGCGTCAGTCGCATCTTCGTGCCGAGCACAGTCAGCCGTCGCGACTCCTTATCCCGCATGTCCAGGAAGTCCTTGATGACCTTCGGCTCACCCGTCTTCATCGCCTCCTTGACCTGCAGATCAAGCACGTCACACATGACCTTCGCCCGGCAATATTCAGCCAGCAACGGGGCGCTATCCGCCCGGAACCACTCCGGCGGCTTCGTAGCCGTCACTGCGTTCCATAACGCCTTTTCCTCGTCGGACAACATCTCGGGCGGCTTCAGCCTGGGCTGCACGCCCATCATCGTCACGCTGAGGGCGGCAGCAGATTTACGAGCCATTTGTGAGTACCTCTTTGTTACAGGTCAGGAAATAGCGATTCAAATGGCGGCGGGCGGTGACCGGTGCAAGTGGCTGATTTCGTGACACTTCCCCCCCCCTGTCTCACCGCGCCCAGTGGTCGCCTGGCTGACATCGTCGTTCGGCGCGGGACAGCTTGGGTTCGAGTCCTTGCCCTGCCCTGCTCTCGTTGTATGACTTGTCATCGTGACACTGGATACACAGCCATTGGAGATTCGAGAGTTCATCCGTACCACCCTGTGATACGGGTACCTTGTGGTCACAGCAGCCGAGCTCGGTGCTCCTGCCGCAGGCCTGGCAGGTGTACTGGTCACGACGCTTGACCGCTTCGACCTTGCGTCGCCAGGGCCGGCCGCCTCGTCCTTTACCGTAGGACATCACTCAGGTCCGGTTCCGACAGGCTGGTGTACGGGTGGAAGTCCTCACCGGACTCTTCTGCCGTTACCATCGCTGCTGCCTCGAGCAGATCACCGATCCGTTTCAGTTGTGAGGTGATCCGCTTCAGCTCCTTCACTATCTCGTCCATTCACTACCCTCGCCACGGTGAGCGCTGCACCGATGAGTGCCGCCTGGTGTTTCTTGCCCTGTTGGCTCAGTTGGAACTGCCGTTTCTGCCAGGCCTTCCGCCTTTTCTCGCAGCCACGGCACGGCATTACAGTGGCACCCGCTTGAACTGGGTCGGCGGCTTGGGCTTCACCGACAACGTGATCGAGTTCGACTTGTTCGATTCCTTGCCGTTGATATCCGTGGCCGTGGCATAGCATGCCTGCGCACCGGAGATCTCGACCGTCGTGGTCGCGGGTACTGGTGGCACCGAGGCCATCAGCACGGGCGTGACCCCGCAATAGATTTTGATAGTGGCGATGTCCGAGACCAGGAGCGGCGAGCCATCCGTGTACTGCGTCGGATTCACCCACGTAAGGCTGTAAACCGCCGCCTGCGCCGAGGCCGACACCAGCAAGAGCACGAACAGGAGCGCACGCATGAGCAGATCCTCTACGGCTTCGGTTCAACTTCCCCGACTGGCGTAATGGTGCCGGCCACCGCTTCACCACCGACCACAGTGACATCGAGCAGCGTCACCAGTTCACGCACGCCCTCGCCGAGATCGGCATCTGCCCTCGCACTGATCTGTGCATTGCCGATTTTCGTGCCAGGCACCAGCATCACGACGCCACCCTCTGGCACGCTGTCATCCTGGGGCGTTGCCTCCAGAACCTCGACCGTGGCGATTTCCTCGTCGCTGGACTCCCAGGACACCAGGCCGTCGACGACGGCCGGATTATTGTTTGCATCGACGTACTGAATTTGCAGGCGCACCTGCTTATCTGAAGGTAGCGTGTAGGCCATTTTTTCTGCTCCGGTATGGGTGACAGTGATTCCGTCGTGCGTCGCTGACAATTTTGCCTGCAGCTTGGTGACGGCAGGGACAGCACTAATGTTGATACGCGCATCAACTTTTATTTCGAGATCTCGATCGACGGTAAGCGAGAAGCCCATCGCTACTCGATCCACCCTATGCCTTCGATGGGCTGTATGAAGCCAAACCCGCCTGCATTCGGTGGTGATCCAGAGATGAACTGAACTCCGTAGCCAGCCGCGTTCCTACCACCGATGCTGTTCTGCACGAACAGATACAACGGCACGCCGATCAGCATGCTGCCGCGCGAGGCCGTAACGGTGATCGACGTGTCGCTCCACGCAGTCACCACCTGCGTGATCGCATCGCCGTCGTTGATGTTGTCGGTGGGCGAGATCCTGACAAAGCCTGCGCCTTGCGGAGAAAGGAAACTGGTGCCTGTGATCGTGACGCTCTCACCAACTGTGAATGTCTCGTCGCCAGCGTTCGTGATTGTCGGCGGGATTGCGTAGCGAATGATGACGACGCCAGAACCGCCATTACCGCCACCAGTAGTGTTGGCACCGCGAACACCACCGCCACCGCCGCCTCTATTAGCCACACCGTCGGAGTGCGGGTTATTTGCGCTTGAACCATTGCCACCAACGGAGTTGCCGCCAGTTCCCGGCGTTCCGCTGAATGCGCCACCACCGCCACCGCTGCCATAAAACAGCGCAGTTCCGCTAATGCTGGACTGAATGCCAGCGCCACCATTACCACCTACGCCAGCGGAAGAATTTGCACCTGCGCCCCCAGCACCACCGCCACCGCCCGTCGCAAGGTTTGCGTTGGTTGCATCTACAAGGCCATTGCCGCCAGCGAAGCCTGTATCTGACGTGCCGCCCGTGACTGTGGAGCCTGTTGTTCCTGTGCCGCCGCCGCCGCCATTGCCTCCGTTGGTGGCATTCCCCCCGGGTCCGTTAGCGCCACCGCCGAATCCACCCCTACCTCCACCGCCAGCGGTTACACCATTAAACGAGGATGATCCTCCAGCAGTGCCAACGTTATTTCCCCCAGTAGCACCACCAGCACCACCAGCGCCAACAACAACAGGTAAGGTATTGACAGCCAGCGTTACACTTCCTGTCTTGACGCCACCACCACCGCCACCACCTGAGCAGTTAACGGATGTGCTGCCATGCCCGGCACCAGCGCCGCCGCCAACGATTAGATATTCAGCACCGCCTCCCTCAGTAACAACAACGTTACCGGAAGAGGTGAATGTATGGATTCGGTACCCGTTGGCTTCGGTTATCATTCCGCCCGTGGCTATCGTCACGACTGGG